GAGGGATCTGCTGTCTGCGAGAGGCTTAATCCTGGGAGGCGTTGTTGAGTAATTATAGACCCCCTACGGGGGTAGTTGTCCCTGTGTATACTGTACTGTCTGTAACAGTATGAGCAGGCTATATAAAAGCCTGCGAATAGCAGTTAATAAACTTTCTGCTCTATACTGTATTAATCCGTTCAAACAGTCAGAATGAACACCTTTGCGGAAAGTATTTTTCCGCGAAGGGTAAATACCTGTACTTTTTAGACAGTAGGGCCCAGTACTGTCTAGATATCCCTGTATACAGACAGAAGTTTTTAGAGAGAGATACGTTTCAGAAGGTGACTGTCAGTTAATAACCACCCGGTCAAGTGGTGGGCTGTACTGCCTGGCTGGTATGACTGTGTGTCTCTGTTGTCCCACAGTCTGCACCGTGTGCAGCCGTGGGCCACAGCAGAGACGTATTTTCGCCCTGTCAGTTAATTGGCAGTTTACCTTGGCTCAGTGGTTAGTTCAAACGGGCATTCAAGCATGTGACGGTGACCAACCACTGACCTTTGGGTACGGCCAGCCGTGGTTCACCAGGCGCCAGGGCAGAGCCCTGTCCCCTTCGAGTATCCGTACCGTCGCGCTCGGTCTTGCCCTCGCTCTGGGCTGGCCTGCTCTGCGTACTGTTCTCGGCTAGTCAGTTGGCTCGGCTCTCGGAACGACCCGAGGCTCGGTGTTCGAACTGCCATGGGGCACGGACGCGCATGGGCCCACTTCTCCGTGAGTCCAGCCTTCTCTCCAGTCCAGGCTGAGCTAGCAAAACCTGCCCCTGGTGAACGCGCTCGCGTGGGCACATTTTTGTTAGAGCCCTATCTGAGTTATCTGCATGCGCGGAGCAGAGCAGACAGTCTGCCACAAACACCCCACCCCAACAGGGTAAATGTACGCCGCGCCAAAAGCGGGCGCGTCGCCCTGTCGGGGCGAGGCCCCGTTCGCGGCAAAGCGACTGCTGCTCGCACCGAGCAATTGATAACTACAGATAGGAACAAAAATGTCCAACCACGCAATCACATTCACTGGCGCAGAACTTGCTTCACTCAGCATCCGGACCTCCAAGAAGGGGACTCTCTACGCGAGTGGGCTCATTCACCTCCGTGATGAGAATGGCAAGTTCGAAGCCTCGCTCTCGTTTCGATCCTTCGATGCAGTCGCTGAACTGACGTCGCTCGAGAAACAGTACTTTGCAGAGCAGGCTGCGCAGCCAGAGACTTCAGGCGGCGACCTTCACTTCGACGGTGAAAGCACGGATACTCGGGAGCTCCAGGTAGCTAAAGCACCTGGTCGCCCCAAGGTGAACATCACTGGCTGGCTTCGTACCTCCAAAGGTACAGATGGCAAGTGGTCAACCGTGTTCATGGTGAATACCCTGAGCGTTTGATTAATCCCACCTGAGCAAGTGGTTAAACTGCTCATCTTTATTGGTTGTGCTAGATGTGTTGGTGAAGCCAGCACGTCTATCAGAGTCAATGATGGTTGGCTCAGCGATAGAGTTATCGCCCCAGGATGTTGGGTTCTTGAAAGGAGATAGCAAGATGAAAGCAAAGTGTGGTAAGTGCGATGTGCAGTTCGAGTCCTCTTGGGATGGGGCATCCTGGCAGGAGCTCTGCGGGGTCTGCACTCCAGCTCCGAGCCCCGATGGCCACTGTTGCAAATGCGGTGGCACTTGGCAAGCCCAGTGGGAACGCACAGCCAAGAATTGGGTGTGCGCGGGTTGCTACAACGAGTTTGCAATCCAGGAAGGGTGGGAGGCGCAATGAAAGTGTATAAAAAAGGTAGCGCGCCTGCCTCAGCCATCTATGTGGGCAGAGGCAGTGCGTGGGGAAATCCCTTTGTGATTGGCACGCATGGGGATAGAGATGAAGTAATTGCCAAGTTCTATGTGTATGCTCTCCAGCGCCTTGAGCGCGAGCCTGAGTGGTTGGAACCGCTCCGTGAGGCTGATGGTTTGGTTTGCTTCTGCGCACCGCTTAAGTGTCATGGTGATGTAATCGCTAGCCTGCTCAAGTAATGGATAGATAACGCTGAGTAGTTGATAGTTGAACTGCTAGTTTCTGAGAAGAAACTAGCATTTGAATTATCAAATAGATAGTTCAGCCTGCTGATCAAAGTGACAGCAGGCTTCACAGAAGGAGAAGGAACATGTCACAAGCAAACGCATTTCATGCAGGTTCTGCATCCAATGGTATCAACGAATACACTTGGGAAGAGTACGAAAAAGCTATGCTTCATCTGATTGAATTGGAAGATGAAGAAGAGATTGAGGTTGTCGCTTATGCCAATGCCATGGCGTATTGGGACAATGAGCATCCAGATGCGGTAGCAGATGGTGCTAATGTAGTGTATATGTGTGAGCGTGTTGAGTCAGGACATGACTGGGTGTCCAGTCAGACGCGCAAGAAAGATGGTAGTATCAGGGAAGAGTTTACTGAGCCAGTAGTTCATCTGGAAGATAGGTATATGGCTGACCCTGAGTTAGAGATTGGTCCGCGTGAAGCAGTATGTAACTGGTGCAACATGGTTTACAATGCTGCTAACAATGCATGTCTAGATTGTGTAGAATCTTCTAAGTAATTATGTGTTACAGTGACCGCCCCTGTCAATCGCCAGGGGGCGGTCACCAGCATAGACCAAACAACTAAGAGAATGGAAAGTAAGATGAATCAAGTAACACTAAGTGGTCGCATTAAGAATGTTAAGATAGTAGGCAAGACAGGTACTGTAGTAACTGGTAACTTGTCGCAGTATATTGTAAATGAGTATGGTCGTGAGAAGTGTATTGCGACTATGCCTTTGGTGTTCTTTAATAATGGTGAAGCAGCATTGAACTTAGTAGCTGGTACTGAAGTAACAGTTATTGGTGAGATTAATACACGCTTTGATTCCCGTCCAGGAATTGATAATGCAGAACGTTCGAAGCCTTATACTCAGATTAAGGTAAACAAGTTGGAGCTGGTTGGACAGTAACAACAGAGAAAGGAAAGTCAGGGGTATCCGCTCCTGACTTTCCTTTAGTTGGTTGATCAATTAATGATAGATGTCTCAGCGACGAAGGGAATGCATCATGTATATTTATATCAGCATTAAAGAAACAAACTTAGGATTTGGAATTGTTCTACGTAACTGGAACAAAGCAGTATGGGAACGTCCGTATAAAGGATTTCTACGTGCATGCTTTTCAGTATTTGTATTTATTTATGCAGCTTAATCAACCAAATGAATAGGAGCAAGACATGGTAACAATTGAGCACACAGTAAAACTAGCAGATACACAGGAGGCATGATGATATACAATGGATTGAACTTGCTCATCGACATGGCATTAATTGCAATCGTATCAGTAACAGGCTATGCTTACGGACAGCGCGACGGCTACCATGAAGGGTGGAAAGATGCGTCGGATCATTACGTGGGTTAGTGTTTACTTCCTAGTATTCTGGAGTGTGCTCATCCCCAAGCATACTCAAGCAGTAAAGATTATGTACAAGTGCGAAGAGTTAGACACTAACTACTGGACTCCATCATTAGCACAAGCCTATGCTAAACTAATAAGTTCAAGCTATGGATGGAATCGTAGTGAGTACAAAGCACTAGTTAAACTATGGAATGCAGAATCAAACTGGAATCCACTAGCATATAACAAAGACCCAGACTTGTGGTCACATAGAAATGCTGGTGGTATTCCTCAGTTGTTAGGTATGAATCCTTTGACAACGCCAGCCCCGCTGCAGATTGAGCGGGGGCTGGCTTACATAAAAGATAGATACACAAAGCCAAGTATCGCTTGGCATTGGCACCGAGTCCACGGTTGGTACTAAGAGAGAGGATGTACAATGAAGACGTTTGATCTCAAAGATTTCAAAGAAAGATTTAAAGATTACAAGCTAGAGTTTTCAAGGTCCAATAGAATTACTGCAGCATTAACACTAAACCGTGCTTCAGGTTTAACGCAACTTGTATATGATAACGGTGATGAGTTAATACTTAACTTTAATGACATCCATAACTATACATATCAAGACAACGGTATTGTTAGAGATGTTCCGTATATATCGTATCTTCCTCAGCACACACTAGATACGTTAGCTAGTATTACAATCACACAAAGCAAGATTATAGCTGTAGGTGTATGTGGTTGGATGACATCATACCAAGGCTGTAACAATGTTCGTGTTCTTTATGATGCTCACATGCATGATACATATGCAGATAGAGATGTAGATTTACCGGGTGTTTGCAGTGAATGTGCAAACGCAATGCTTATCAACTCAACATATCGTACGCCTCCAACGTATGATCAAGATGGTCTACGTGTAATTAATAAGATTATACCTGACAGTATGTTTGAAGAAGTTGAAGCAGACTTAAGTACATGTGCTGCTTGTGATACAGATGTCTTAAGTCAAGCAACATTTGATGCAATGCTAACTTACTATGAGATTACTCCTGATAGTAATGTGTATGTTGCTACACATCGTTGGTTGCGCATGCTTGGTACTACTGGTTACGCTGAAGGTATACACAGCAACTTGCATAACATGTGTGCTGTTGCTTGTTACAATTGTGAGCAGAAGTATAGCAATAAAACTTCCGAAACAGTTGACGTTATTACTAACAATGGTTGGCAGAAAGTTTGCTGCCGTAATTGCGTAGAAGTATTGTGGGGTAGTCGCGCTGACGACATCGAAGATTTCTGGTGTGAGCATGGCGATCACTATGCTCAGCAGACACAAGATGAGTTTCGTTGGTCTGACTATTGGGACCGAGACATGTGTAACTATTGTTATGACATGTATGTAGAATGTAACGAATGTGGTTATGAGTACCATCAAGATACTGGTCACGATTGTGAAGATGAGTATGATGATGATGATTCAGGTTTAGTTCATAACTATAGTTACAAGCCTAACCCAATCTTCTTTGGTGATAGTAAGTATTACTTTGGTATTGAGCTTGAGGTTGAGTCACGTGCTAGCCAAAAGTCTGAAGCTGCCGAAACAGTAGTCAATGCATTGAGTGAGCATGTGTATCTTAAGAGTGATGGTTCATTAGCCAATGGCTTTGAGATCGTTACTCATCCGCATTCACTTGATTCATTCCATGAGTTAGAATGGGGTTGGCTTGACACAATCAAGAGTCAAGGTATGCGCTCCTGGAATACCGACTCATGTGGTTTGCATGTGCATGTAAGTCGTTCTGCCTTTGGTCCGGAAGGTTATCAAACCAACAGTAATGCAATGAAGTATCTGCATGAAGCACACCTTATTCGCTTTAACAAGTTCATCTATGACAACCAGATTCAAGTAGAAATTTTGGCTGGTCGTAAGAACAATAACTATGCTAGCTTTAGCGACAAGGGTAGAGTCATCCCTAAAGTTAAGCTTAATAGGCAGAGCAGTGGTCGTTACTCTGCAGTCAATCTCGAGAACCGCACAACTGTAGAGTTGCGCATGTTCAAAGGCTCGCTTCGTAAGGAGCGAGTACTCAGTGCAGTTGAGTTTACTCATGCAGTTGTAGAGTATACTCGCAATCTAAAAGTCCAAGCAAGCAAGCGTCCATTTGCTTGGAGTCGGTTCACTACCTATGTAACAAACAATGAAGAGCTATACCCAAACCTATTTACGATCATGTCCGAATCATTTGATCGTAGAGAAAACCGAGAGGATAACTAACTATGTGTATGCTATGTGTAATCCCACCGCATGTTACTCCAGATAGAGACATGCTTATCAACTCAGCACTTAACAATCCTCATGGCTTTGGCTTTGCTATTGCTGTGCCAGATGAGCAGCGTATCATCAGCGAGCGCAGCATGAATGCTGATGAGTCTATCAACAGATTCCTTGAGGTACGTAGTCAGTATCAAGATGGCTATGCCACATGGCATGCCCGCTATGCTACTCATGGTAGCAAGGTGATTGAGAACTGCCATCCGTTTGTAGTAGGCAACGACCTGCGTACCTACCTGTCACACAATGGTATCCTAGATGTAGATGTACCTAAGGGTGATGACCGTAGTGATACCCGTATCTTTGCAGAAGAACTTATCCCTGCATTAGGTGGTGTCACCGCCCTTGATAATCCATGGGTGTTCGACATGCTTGAAGACTATACCTCTGGTTCTAAGGTAGCCATTCTTACTGTAGACCCTAAAGCTAAGCATGAACTGTATCTACTCAATGAACATCTAGGTTGGGAAGATAGCTCAGGTGTGTGGTGGTCTAACCAGACATGTTATCTAGATGCCTGGGTTACTGACTACCGCAGCAAAGACTTTGCTAAGTATGACGATGAAGAGTATGATGTGCAAGCCTGGCTCAAAGCTTCAAAGCAATCCAATATATCCAAGTGGATCAACAAACCTGTTGATGGTAAGATTCAATGCGGTGCTTGTGATTATGTTAGCACAGAGAAAGAAGTTGCTGACTATGAGAATGCATGCTACAATTGTGGCTACTGCTTTGAGTGTGATGCTATAGCATCATGGTGTGATTGCTATACCCCATCTCAACACAAGGCGGCAGGTCTATGGGTACCAGAATACTAATGGATAGCGAGATGCTTGCAAGTTTGGAGGAGGATAAACAATGGAGTGGGTACTAATTGTTAACATCAACTCAGATGAGTTTGTTTATGGGCCGTTCGATACAGTCAAAGCAGCAGAAGCCTGGTCTAAGAACTTCCCTAACAATCCAAGCTGGGCGCTGCAATTGATCAGGCCAACCTACAATGCAGACTAATTGCTGGGCGTGCAACACGCCGATAGAAGTTAAGTCTGATGACTATGACAGGAGTGGACTTAACTTCTGTTATACTTGTGCGTGGACAAGACTATCATCAGACGTTGACGAACGGTAGTACTGAAGGACACAGTACTAGATCGTGTGTCTAACTGCTGTATGTTTGGGCAGCTGGTGTGGTACACTTGATCGCTAGGCAGGCAGAGTTTTAGTCATTTTCTCTGCCTGTCCTAGCTCCGACTAAGGAGGCACATGGAAATCCAAAGAGATAGATACGGCAGACCTCTGGTCATACCGCCAGGCGGTAGCAAGCCTGTAGCCTATACTCGAACTACTACTATTGCTGGCTCACTTGATGATGCCAGCGCACTGATTGCCTGGAAGATGCGCATGGCTTGCATTGGATTAAGCCAGCGTCCAGACTTGCTGCTTGCAGTAGCAGCCACAGATAAGACAGACAACAAGGCTATCAATGCCTTAGTTGAAGAAGCAATGGAGGCATCAGGCGCCAATGCTGCTGCCCGTATTGGGTCAGCTGTCCATGCCATGACTGAGAAGATGGACAGAGGAGAGACAATTGAAGCTGTACCTGAACCATACATCGGAGACCTACGTGCCTACGCTGCTGCTACATCTATCTTTACTAACCGATTCATTGAGCAGTTCACAGTACTAGATGAGTACAAAATTGCAGGAACACCTGACCGTGTGGTAGAATACAACGGAGAGTTATACATCTCAGACTTAAAGACAGGCAGCCTACACCCTAGTAGTGTAGCCATGCAGTTGTCTATTTATTCCCGCGCCCTCCCGTACGACATTGCTACGGGCGAGCGCGGTACATTCGGTCCTGTTAACCAGGATCGTGGTATTATTGTGCATCTACCAGCTGGTAAAGCCACGTGCGAGTTGCACTGGGTTGACCTCAAAGAAGGTTGGGAAGGTGTACAGTTAGCAATGAAAGCAAGAAAGTGGAGAGACCAAAAAGGTTTAACCACACCGTTTGAAGAAGGGAACGATGGCTAGTACAGAAGCACCAATCAGTATTACCGTCAAGACAGGAGCAGGTAGTCTTGTAACTGTTCGAGCCGAGTCAGGCGAAGAACTAGACCAGACAGTTGCACTTAGTCTTGACGCTATCAAGTCTGCAGTAACAGAGCTTGAGTCCACAGTTGGTGGTAAAGCCAGCACAGTAACTACTGCTGCTGCCGTCTCCACATTACAGAATGCATTCCCTGGTTCTACAGTAGTACCAGCAGACAATGCATTTGCTAATACTCCTACACTGCATGTCGGTCGATCATGTCAACATGGTAAGATGACTGCACTCCAAGGCCCGTCCAAGACAGGTGGAGTTTACAAGGGTTACTTCTGCCCATCAGCACAAGGCGACCCAACTAAGTGTAAGACTATCTATGTCAACAAGACAGACCCTGAATGGAATACATTCATTCCCGACCGCAGTAAGTAGCACTAGATGAAAACATTACGGCGTTCAATTAAGAAAGCCGACGTTGGAGGGGAGCCCTTACCGGCTCCCTTTCAGGCGTTTGCTAGGGCAGGTATAGTCCTGCGCCGAGCTGAGGTGACAGTCATTGCAGGTACACCAGGTGCTGGTAAGTCTACAGTTGCACTGCATATTGCAGCCAAGCTACAGATGCCAACGCTTTACTTCTCTGCTGACACCAATGCACACACAATGGCTATGAGATTGATTGCACTCTCAGGCAAGATGACACAGGCAGAAGCTGAAGTCTTGATGCTCAACCATCCAGAGACAGCAGAAAGCGTGCTTGCTGAGAACAATCATTTGTACTGGTCATTTGAATCTAGTCCTACACTCAAAGACTTAGATGAAGAAGTCTCTGCCTTTGAAACTATGTGGGGTAGAAGCCCAACGCTTATCGTAGTCGACAACCTTATGGACATTGCAATGGATGGACATGAAGAGTTCGGTGGTATGCGACAGGCCATGAAAGAACTCAAGTTCTTAGCACGTGATACCAATGCATGCGTGCTAGTATTGCACCACACGCAAGAGGGAATCACTGGTACTCCATGTCAGCCACGCTCTGCACTGCAGGGTAAGGTAGCACAGGTACCTGCTATGGTTCTTACAGTTGGGCAGAAGATGCTGCCCAATCAGATTGATTCATATCTCTGTGTTGCACCAGTAAAGAACAGGTACGGCAAAGCAGATCAAACAGGAAACTCATACGTCGAACTATCCTTTGATCCTGCTAGCATGTACCTCGAGGATGTAATCAGAGACTATACACAGGAGCAAATGATTTGAGTAGCGCAGCCAAAGCCAAGGGTTCTGGAGCAGAACGCGATGTAGTAAAGTACCTCAAGGACAATGGCTTTCAGTACGCCGACAGGCGACTGGCTGGTGCCACCCTAGATAAGGGTGACATCAGTGGCATACCTGGTGTTACCATTGAAATAAAGAATCATGCTAAGATGGATATAGCAGGATGGACAGAAGAGTTGTTAGTCGAGATGGCTAATGACAAAGCATGGACAGGTGTAGTGTGGCACAAGCGGAAGGGCAAGGGAAGCCCGGCCGATTGGTACTGCACTATGCCAGGACATGTATGGTTAGACCTACTAAAGAAAGCGATGAAGAATGTTTGAGTTCCGCAAGAAGCTTGACAAGGTAGTAACAGTTGTTGATGCACTAGTTACTGTAGCCAAAGCACAGCATCGACTAGCTCGAGATACGCACAATCACCTAATACGTTTAACAGAATACATTGATCAACTAGAATTGCGCATCGAAGTATTGGAAGCAGAGACCTTTGACTATGATGACAACGAAGCATGCGATTGCTGATTACCTTACACACATAGGGGCAACAGTCCCACATCGTAGGGGCGGGTGGTGCAAGATGCGCTGCCCGTTCCACGATGATAGAAACGCTAGTGCTGCCGTGAACTTTGATGCTAACCGCTTCAAGTGTCACGGTTGTGGCGTCTCTGGAGATACATATGATTTGATTCAACACGATAGAGGAGGTACACTAATTGAAGCTGTCGAATTCGCAAAGACAATTTCTACTACGGGCGACGCAACAATACGCTTCAACAATAGACCAAGCGGAAGAGTACCTAGCAACACGGGGATTATCAGTCGAAGAAGCTCGTCGGTTTCATCTGGGAGTGGTCGTCGATCCACTCACAGGTCATGAACCATTTGCTGGTAGACTAGCTATCCCCTACATCACACCATCAGGTGTGGTGGATATAAGATTCCGCTCGATGCATGGAGAAGAACCTAAGTACATGGGCATGTCAGGCGTGCAGACTACCATGTTTAATACCAGTGCATGCTTTGCAGCGAGCAAATATATCTGTGTCACCGAAGGTGAGATGGATGCAGTAATCATGGGTGTTAAGACCGAGCACCCGACAGTAGGAATACCAGGAGCCAACAGCTGGCGGTCGCACTATGCCCGTATCTTAGATGACTTTGATATTGTCATTGTGCTAGCTGATGGCGACAAAGCGGGAGCAGACTTTGGTAAGCATGTTGCCCGCGAAGTACCAAATACTACGGTACTATCTATGCCAGAAGGCGACGACGTTAACAGCGTCTACCTACGACAAGGGAAAGATTGGTTAGATGAGCGAATCAGAAATTGTATTGCATCTGGATGATTCCATTTGGGATCATGTTGAACACATGGAAGGGTCAGTCGGTATCCGGATTACCGAGGACAAAGTGTTAGATTTATTGGGAGCATTGTATGACATCTATCACGTTGGTCAAACGGATAAGGAAGCTAGCCAGTCTCTTCTTATTGGGCTTGCTGCTCTACTTGTTGCAGCACCAATGGGTCAAGCAGATAAGGTATGGGAAGAACTCCAAGTCCAAGAAGGTATGAAGAACTTTGAGTTGTCAGTAAAGGAAATGCTTGATGAAGGAAAGTGATGTCGACAATATCCTGGCCGAACTCAAGTCAATCCTACTCAAGAAGCAGCAAGATTACGGTCCGCTTAACATCTCCAACTCACCAGGTGGACCACTCAATGGGCTACGAGTACGAATGTTTGACAAGCTGGCCCGATTCAACAACTTGTATGATAACGGAAACGACACGCCGAACTACGAAAGTCTCAACGATACCTTCATAGATCTGGCGAACTATGCAATAATTGGGATACTAGTCCAGAACGGACAATGGGAAGGACTGCCTTCCACTACTCCCAATAGGAGCACGAATGTCAAAGACAAAGCAGAATCGTATCGTCATAATCCCCGACCTCCAGATTCCGTACCACCATCCAAAGTCGTTAGCGACGTTCATCGAATTCGTAAAGGATTATAAACCCACACAATTGTGGTGTGTCGGTGACGAATTAGATGCACCAGAGCCTAGCCGTTGGAACAAGGGATACGCTGGAGAGTACGCAGGTACACTACAGGATTCTATAGATGAGACGCATGACATCATGCTTCGATTCCGCAACGCGCTAGGGTGGGACAAACCCTTTATCATTCAACGATCTAATCACACAGATCGTATCGAGAACTACGTAACAAAGTATGCCCCAGCATTTGAACCACTTAGAGATATCAAGGTGGAGAATCTGCTGGGGTATTCTGATTTAGGTATCACTTACCTACATCGAATGAAAGAGATTGTACCTGGCTGGGTTATGGCACACGGTGACGAAGGTAGACTTAGCAAGGTGCCAGGCTCAACAGCCTTGTCACTAGCTCACACTATTGGCAAGTCAGTAGTGTGTGGACACACACACCGCTTAGGTATTCAGCATGAAACCACAGGGCTATACGGAAACAACAAAACAATCTTTGGCCTTGAGGTTGGACACATGATGGACATTAAGCAGGCTAGCTACCTTACATCTGGTGTTGCTAACTGGCAACAAGGATTCGGTTTGCTTGTGCAGAACAAACAGAACAAGTACGTACCATACACAGTACCTATGATCAATGGAGATATCCAACTACCATGAAGTTAAACATAGATATGTTTGTACCTTACGAAGAAATGATGGCACGTATTGCATCAGAGTACACACGTAAGTACAAAATGGTAGAGCACAAAGACTTGATGCAAGAACAATACTTGTGGTTCGTATCACACCCACGTAAGTTCAAAGAGTGGACGGCGCTAGGGGAAAAGGATTGTGTCAAGCTACTAGCCAAGTCGCTACGCAATGCTTGCCTTAAGTACTGCGAGAAGGAGAAGGCAAGGGCTGGAGGATACGACGTCAGCGACGTCTACTACTATGAACCTGTAGTAGTTGAGGCATACTTGCCTACAATTATTGCTGAGTCTTACGAGATGCCAGCTAAGCTCAAGAGCTACAGCATGATCCACTCTAAGGGTGAGATCAGCGATGGCATGAACTGGCTAGCCATCCGCTCTGACATTGCTGCTGCATTCTATAAGTTGAATGCAGACAAGCAACATATCCTACGTGTTCGCTTTAGCGACGAGAGTCGTGACTGGGAATCAGTAGCAGAAGAATTAGGCACAACCAAAGATGGAGCACGTATGAAAGTACAACGCGCCGTCATTGCACTTATCCGTAACCTTGGAGGCGAAAGGCCCTTTCATGACAAAGACCAAAAAGAAAAGCAGCATACCAGTACAGACGAAGCCCCAGATGAACAAGGGTAACATTGTATTGTGTTGGTGTGACAATGGAACAACAGACGGCAAGTTCACTCAAGGAGTTGTGTATGCTCTCCTTACATCAGGTCTCCCTATTCGATCAGCAATGCGAGTGCAAGGAAATCAAATTGGAAGACAGCGACAAAACGCACTAGACCACTGGTATAACAACACAGACTTTGAATGGATCTTGTGGGTAGACTCAGACATTGTGCTTACTAACGAAGCACTACAGAAGCTGTGGTCTATTGCAGATGTAAAGACTAAGCCAGTAGTTACTGGCACATACTTCGTATCAAAGGAGAATGAGCAATCGCTAATGACTCCGTACCCCGCCCTGTTTTCATGGACAGACGACGAGTACAAGATCGCTTACGTACATCCACTACCAGAGAATGCCGTAACACAAGTCGGTGCTTCTGGCTTTGGTTTCGTACTAATGCACAGAAGTGCAGTTGCAAAGATGAAAGAGGTACACGGTGATAACACTCCGTTCTTCAATGAGACTGGTGTTGGTGAGCAATTTGTTTCAGAAGATATTAACTTCTTCCGTCTTATGTACAAGGCGAACGTCCCGCTCTACGCACACACAGGAGCGCACGTTCAACACATGAAGCGGTTCTCGTTTGACATTGAGTTCTACGATTTGTACTGGAGCAACCACGTAGATGGATGACCTGCGTGGCATCCCTACTACGGTGTGCATCTGTGGTTCTATGATGTTCAAGCTTAAAGTAATATGGGATCAGGAAACAAAAGAAGTTGGCATGTACATGCTAGACCAGGAGTGTGTAGAGTGCGGTACAATAACTACCGCACCTACCCCGATTGATGAGGAGCTCAATGCCTAGGTATGAATACAAGTGTAATCTTTGTGGTACACTTAAAGAGATCGAGCGCAGCTACTCTGACACAACGGAACCCCAATGCTGTAATGCTACCATGCAGCGTGTATGGAATGCTACGCCTACAATTTTTAAGACCGGTGGATTCTACAAGACGGGCAACTAATGAAAGATGGATATCTCAGCATCGATTTTATGGATCGAGAAAAATGGAAAGACAATGCTAACTGTGCAGGCATAGACACAGAAGAGTTCTTTCAAGATGGACCTGGCAATCAGTACGACCCTAGGCTACTTACCATCTGCAACAACTGTTACGTCAGACGTGACTGCCTAAACTATGCCATTGAGAACAACGAAGAAGGTTATTGGGCTGGTACTACACCAAGAACCAGACAAAGAATCAGATCTGGCAGACAGAAACTACCCTCCTGACAGAGGGTAGTTTACTGTAGCAGTACAGTCTGTCAAGTAATAAACTTTAGACACGCCGAGCAAAAGAAAAGAACCCCCCGTTCCTGGATGTTTATACCAGGTCTGGGGGGTTCGGCCTTCTACGGGCCTGCTAGGGCCCTTTAAAAGGGTGTTAAGCGGCTGGTGCTGGCGGTGTAGATGGAGCCGTTGGTGCCTCAACTACCTTAGCAGCAGCTACAAGAGCTGGTGCAGGGTTAGGGAACTGATCGGCTGGGTTAGCCCAACGCAGGATAGGTGGAATAAGAGAACCTACGCCAGCTGCAATAAGGTCATGAGGGGTATGCTTGCCAAGGATGTACTCTGTTGCTACAGCACCCACGAATACGTGGGAGTAGGTAGCCAGCACAGTCCATACCTTTGGCGAGATGTTGAGGTTACGCATTGTATTACTCCTTAAGGTAGTCTTCGTAACAGTCCGGACATAAGAATGTCCAGCGTCTAATGTTATACGCTCCCATCCTATGGCAGCGGAAACAACTCACGTTTTGGAAAAGTTTACGAGTGGGATTGAATGAGCCCAAGGTAGGTAGTCCATGGGAAGTTAGAGCCTGGGTCGGTGTGTCCACCTGCGATAGCCTTTGCTATCGTGATGTCATGATGTCCACAGAACCCCGACTTGCCTGCTAAGATATCAGCAGGGCTAAGCCTGACAAGGGGAATTCGGTAACGCTTAGCAATCTCCGCAGCAAGAGCAGCGGATAGCGCAAGCTCAGCCTTTGAGTATGCATCGTTCCATTGATCCGTTGTCTGAGATGCTGAACCAGCATGCTCAATTGAGATAGACTGTTGGTTAAGCGCCCAGTCGTCCACCGCCCAAGCGGTGTCGAATTCGCTGACTGACTGCACAACTTGCTTGTCATCTACCATGTAGTGAGCCGATGCCTGTGGTGCTGTCTTGCCGTTGAACCACTGAGCAACCTGCTTAGCACGGCCTTCAGACTCAGGGGTCTCCATAGTATGTACGACAATAAGGTGAGGGATGTGGCCGTTGCGTCCCTTGGTATAGTTAGTAGCCTGATAAAATGGGTAGGTCATGATGCTTCCTTCTCTTCAATAAGATCTTTAAGGTGCTCAAGCTCTTGCTTTTCAAGCTTAAGGATGTGGCGGATGATAAGCGCATCGCGCTTGGTCTGACCAATCATGGCGATACCGATAATAAGTTCAACCGTTACCGCTAGCCATGAGGCTAAGTTCATCCAATGGATGTAAGCACTGGTATCCTTAAACCATGTAGGCTTAATCCACCAGACTACAGTCATGGCAGTCCAGCCAATAACAAAAAACCAATTACGGATAATGCTTTGAACCCACCAGGAAATCTGCTCGCTGAAAGTAAGCACGTCACCCGTTGCTGGATGAATAAACTTACGCTTGATCATCGTATCTCGCTTTCATTACTTCAACGTCAATCTTAATAGCTTGTTGATTTTCAATTAACTGATCAACTTTGTTGATAAGACCAGTCTTGCCATCGTTGTAAAGGGCATAGTTAATCTTGGTTAATTGGTCACGTATCTCTTCTGTGTTATGCTTGACAAAGTACTTTGCCCATAAGGCAAACCCGGCACCAACAAACCCTACTGAAAATACCCAGTTGTAAAAGATAGTAGACAAGTTAAGGTTGTTCATGTTATACCGTTCTAAGTGTTAACATAATCAGACCGCCGAATCCATTGAGGCGCCGGTCTGGTGGCGTATGGTTAGTAAATGAGATCTCTTCAATAAGAGCCTGAGCAGTCTCACCTGTACGCAAGTCCTGCCAAGTAACTACATCTCCAAGGTTTTCCAGGGTCTCAAGTTGTTGCAAGATTTCCCATGCTCTGCCTTCGTATCCAAGAACAACGTTGTACTTGTCCTCTTCAAAGTCATAGCAGAATAATGGAACACGAATCATACGGCTACGTGGTGTAGCAGGGATAGCTTTAAGCTGGTAGCCTTTAAATACAGGGCCAGTAGTGTTATCCGTTGAGTCACGGTTCAATACAAAGCGCAAGCCCATTGAATCTTGTGAGCCTGACGGTGTTGCAATTCCTACTTCAGGCGCACCAAGTGCTGGGTTATACTGGATAATCTCATAGAGTGTACCGTCTTGAGCCACTGTCTGGATATCCATTGATCCCTTGTTAAAGGAACCGCGTCCAATGACGCGTTTAAAGTTCTTGCCTTCAAGGGTGTTGTATCTAATCTGTCCAGTCTGGATGTATCCCGTAGGGATAAGTTCTGTTGCTGATGTAAGCCAGAGACCTAGGCTGCCACCAGAGGTGGAGCCACTAGTGTTGGCAATGAAAGCAACCTGGTTAGTATTGCCCAAAAATGCTACGTCAAATGCACCACCAACAGTAGATTCTGCATAGACATCCTGTGCTGTGGCATAGCGAAGCGTGTCGATCTCATCTGACAAGTCAATGCGCCATGTGCCTGAGTAGTTTGTTGTGCCGTTGCTAACTGCCGAACCAAACCATACGTAAGAGTCGCGGGCTGCAAACCCGCGAACAGGTTCAGAGGTGTTGACAAGTAGTGGACCGTAGTTAAGGTAGCCTGTAGCCTGGTCAACCTGTGCTACGCGTACGCCTTTGTTTGTGCCAATGACAAGGAATGTTCCAAGGTGTGAGTACAACGAGTAGATAACTTCACCCTGCGGTAGCTGTGCTGCTACAATACCTGACGTAAGCACGGGCATGGAGCCCGCGCTAGCACCTGTGCTGGTAAGAACAAACATGTAGATAGCAGAGTTAGTACCTGCATAACCTGATGCATAGATAGCTGGGCCAGCTTCATCAATGTCTGTCCATACCCATGAAGTATTAGGGTGTGTGTAAACAGGGGTAGGTAAAGCTCCACCTGTACCACCAGCAAGTTCGTAAAGGTTGTTGTTCATGCTGGCAACTAGGCGTTGCTTAACCCAGTGCATAGCAGATGAAGTAACCGATGTGCTTGAGGTGTACAAGGTGGTAGATGAACCACCAGTCAAAGCCTTCTTGTATACGTTACCGCCGTCAATGTAGTAAACATTGTTACCGTCTGTTGCAAAAGAATAGATAGCAGTTGAATGTGCTACTAATGTTGAGGATGTGGTTGCATCTACAATCTTGATATCAGAATCAAGCATGGCGATTTTATCTACACCGCTTACTTGAACCGACTCAAGGTGAACTGCTGATGTTGTAGCAAGGATATTTGAGGTACGGTTAAGAAGAGATACCTGTCCAAAGTTAAATACATTCACACCCATTGAGTTATCAAACCGATAGGAGTTAGATGCCAACGTGGTAGAGAATGGGTTAGCAAATGGATCGTAATACTTTACGCCGTAACCAGCATGGAACGAGGACTGGCTACGCATCCACCATGTGGATAGCGATTGCTCACCTGGGTCACGCTGTGAGTCAAATTGATTTTTGCGGAACTGAACAGTCTGCCGTTCGTATGGATGCTGATCGTTAATACCCATTAAGAAAGGGATACCGCTGACAGCGCAATCATAATCAATGCCGTTGTTTGTCCAGCTTGCAGAGTTTGTTACGCCGATATCAACGGCAATCGCTTCGCTGGACCGGCCTTCGGTTATGTCGTATGCCATGGTACCCCCTTGTTAATAGTGAATTATTTACTGCTTGATATTAAACAAAGCAGATACTTCGTCGGGCGTTAGCCCAAGAGAAGCAAGCTTAGAAACTGCTGATGCTTTAGCATTCTCTGCTGCAACAGCAGCATCTTTTGCTGCTTGCTCTGCTGCAAGAATTGCGTTGTAATCGTCAATCTCTTGTTGAGTGAAAGGGCGGGTCACGCCCTCACCTGTTTCACCGTTAACTTCTAATTTAATCAAATCATCCATTAGCTATTTCCTAATCCATAGACACGAATTGTTCCTGTAATTGCAGAGCCAAACGTTACAGTAAAGCCATCAAATGCTGAAGCAACAGCATGGTTTCCAGCTGCAATGCCTACACCGTAAAGAGGAGCTATTGTACTACCGTACATGGGCAATGAAGAGTAATATGTATTTGCTGCCAAAGCAGGTGAATATATACACATATGCAATGGGTGAGCACCTTGATCTGTAACCGGTGAAGGTTTCCAACCCGTTGTCTGGTTAATTTGGTTAGACGTTGAAACGGTTTGACCAGTAGTACCAGTTGTGTAAAGCGTTGTATCGTAATAGCTAGCACTGCTATCTGTACCAGATGCACGTAACTTCATGGTTACTGTACCAGCAGTTGCTGATATTACAACCATATAGTTATCGTAGGTTGTATTAAATACTGAGTTAACAGATACAGATGTTACAGATGTAAATGAAGTTGAAGTAACTAACTTCATGCTGCTGTTAACAGAACCATCTGCCATTAAGAATTGAGCAGAAGTACCACCAGACTTAACAAGTGATGTAGCGGTTAAGGTACCAGTATGTGTAGTTGTTCCAGTGATACCAATAGTAGCATTGGTGTGGCCAATATTAATTGGTGTAGCACCAGTACCAACGGTAGCAATGTTAAGAGTGCCAGTTGTTAAACCAGCACCAATTGCCATTGTTCCTGTTGTAGTATTTGGGAACAAAGTAGTAGTTGTTGCTGTTGCACTTGCTGAGTTAATTACATCAGCAACAGTAGTACCAGCAAGCGTTGTTGTGTTACCAGACTTACCAATAGTTACAGCACCAGTGGTTGCTCCGATGCTAATTGTTCCAGATGTAGAGCCACCGCCAGCATTGATGGTAACGTTACCACCAGTTCCAGTGCCACCAGTACCTGCAGTTAAGGTCAATGAACCTCCTGCACCGGATGCAGTTGATCCAGCAGCAAGCGAAGCACTACCGCCAGCAGAAGTAGCACCGCCACCATTAAGTGTAAGTACGCCACCGCCCGCAGTTCCTCCATTACCACCAGCAGTTAACGTAACTGTTCCACCTACACCAGTACCGCCACCAGTAGCATTACCAGTAGTAATGTTAATAGCGTTAGAGTTTACGTTAATAGTGGATGTTGCTGGCGTGCTAAGTGTTGGGTTTGTAATAGTCAAACTATCAACCGTTGAGATTGTCGTACCAGAAGTTACTACTGTGGTACCAAGAGTAGGTGCGCTGTATGTAGCAGCAGGTGCAGCCCACGCAGCGGTAGTACCATTGGATGTTAACAACCAACCAGAGGTTGTTGCAATGGAAAGGTTAGCGGGTGTACTTGCAGAAGATGCTACAAGGATCGAACCTGTAGAAGCATAAGTTGATTTAGCAACGGATGCAGATACAGATGCAGCAGCAGATGCTGCAGATGTAGCAGCAGCCGTAGCAGATGCAGCAGCTGAAGTAGCTGAAGTAGCAGCTGCAGTAGCAGATGCAGCAGCGCTTGTGGCGCTGGTTGCTGCAGCCGTAGCAGATGCTGCTGCTGATGTAGCAGAAGTTGTTGCAGCAGTTGCTTGCGTTGTTGCAGTAGCAGCAGAGTTAAACGCAGTAGTTGCGCTAGCAGCAGCTGATGTAGCAGATGTAGCAGCAGCAGTAGCCTGTGTTGCTGCTGACGTTGCTGATGTAGCAGCAGCAGTTGCTGAAGCAGCAGCCGATGTGGCTGATGTTGCAGCTGCTGTAGCCGAAGCAGCTGCAGATGTAGCACTTGTTGCTGCCTGTGCAACTTGTGAGGATGAAGCCGTATCTACATAATTCTTAGTAGCAGCACCAGTAGAAGTTGTAGGGTCTGCAAGTCCAGTAATCTTAAAGCCACCAGCAGCAAGGTCAGAACCTAGCGTCTTGTTGGAAAGAGTTTGAGTAGCGGTAGTACCAACTACGTAACCGTCTGATGATCCAAGGCCATGCAGATTGTGCTGAGCCGTACCATCGTTATATGATGTTGCTGCTTCAATGTGCTTGTTAGATTCACGTAGGTCGCGGCCAATAACCATGTGGCGCACAATAGCGCCAGAAAAGTGATCAACAGCATTTGAACCGTCAACACCTCGGTTAGCGGTAACGTTGTTGCTACCTACAGAGTAAGCAGTAATCTCAATGATTTCTTCTGAGGCTGTGTCTGGGTCAACAACTACAGTAAAGGTATTGCCACCAGATACAGCACCGACAGGAATCAACGCAGCAGCGTTGAACAGCTGGAATAAATTAGCACCAGCCGTTGTTGTAGCAGTAAGTGTTGTCTGCTGAGAACGTGAAGAATATAAACGAGTTGTCATCTATGTACCTATCGGCTGTAGTGGACGCGGGCTGGGAACTGGAGCTTCTGCTTTAGTGATTCCTCTTCAAGACGGTTTTCATAAAGCATCTGCAATTGCTTGGTGACATTGTTACCTGTACCATAAGGACGCTTGGTGTCAAGCTCATCAGATGCAGGTGAGGTAATGGACATACGTCCAGGTTCAAAGTAAGATGATAGACGCCAGCATGCGCCGTAGATGATTACATCTCGCATAGAAGTGGGCAGTCCAGTTGTACTCTCAAAGTTATCTGACTCATTAACCATAGGAGTAGGTTGCTTGGTGTACACAATGTGCATGGTACGTCCAGGAAGGATGTTGTCATAGACTGAGACGGTACGTGAGTAGCCTGAGCTGACTCCATCAGGAGTCTGAACGCCCCACGTAGCAGGGTCAGCTAACGGATCCCAGCGCCATTGGCGCACAGGTAGCCATTCTTTTGTAGGACCAACAGTCTGCCATGCTAGATGCAAAAGCTGGATTGCTTCTGACGGCACCTGATAGGTGGTACGTGAAGCAAGGAATGTAACGTTGGTTGCTCCAACTGCATAAACCTTTGGGTAGACAGCATTGACTGTATCGTTAATTGCACGCATGATAGCAGCACGTGGGTGCGTAGGTGCAATAGTTACCTTGGAGTTAATGTCATGGGCAGCTGGTATAGTAGAATTGTAGCCACGCCCATAAGGGGCGATGGTTAGCGTATTACCTTGACGGTCGTACGAATCAACCCACATCATCTCATCATCAATTTCAATGATACCCTTACCGATGTTCTCGGTAGAGGCTACACTAATAACTAAATCGCTGGATGAAATAGGGGAAGACAAATAAGTTGAACGGTCTTGACGGTAAGTAAACCCAGCAAGGTCTAGCTGTACGTCGTTAACAAGATCTTTGAATGAAGTAGACATTAGGCAGGTATCAATCTAAGAGCAGTGACAGCATCAAGATAATTTCTTGGTTGTAGTTCTGCGCCGCTTGTATCAACCTCAGAACCTTCACCCATTGTTTCCAAGTAGTAGTTAATAATTGCAACAAACTCTTTGAACTGTGAAGGATCTGTAATGCCGACGCTACGATTAAGAGTTCCAATAATGTCGGAACCTGCAGGATATCCTGTCCATTTATTTATTGCAGCAGGAATATCTAAATAGTTATCATAAGTTGGATATGATGAACCATTGTTGGCGAGACGGTTAAACTCATCACGAAGGGATGAACCTGGTTGTCCGTACATAGTATAGTTCTCTTGGTATGAACCTGTGTCTGTGTAAATAGTGCGCACGTATGTGCCGTATGTAGCCATTACTTGCCTTTCTTTACTGGGTTCTTTTTGTGGTAAGCCTGTACTGAATCAACTCCAGCTTCAATGGTCTTAGCACCACGAAGTTTTGTTAGGTCATAAGTTTTCTTTGGGTCAGACGGGTGGCTGACAACAATCTTGCCACTAGCAGTCTTTGTTACTTTGTGAACTTGTCCTTGAATCTTAATAGTAGCCATTACCACTTCACCTTATCTGCCCAGTATGCTGCGCTCATCTTGCCCTTGGCAATGTTCTTTGCATGACGTGCCTTGAATGAGGCCTGTCGTGCGGTAGGCTTATGATCTCCAGTCACGCCTTGCTGACCAAAGCGAATGGTCTTAACCTGGTCCCCGTCCTTAGCCACAACAATGTGTGATTTGGTTGGGTGACTTGGTGTACGCTTAGGCTTATTAAAACCTGCTACGCCTGCACGCTTAAGGCGTGGATCTGGAGATGTCATAATTACTTACCCTTTTTTTGTGGCATTGCCACTTTCTTTAGATTTGGATTCTTAGCCTTAGCGGCTGGTGAAGCTTTGCGTGTAGATGAAGCAAGGATTGCTCCTGCATTCTTCATGCTCACGTCTGACTTCTTAGCAATAGATTTCTGTGCTGCTGCAAAGCCCATACCCTTAGCCATTACTTCTGCTTTCCTTTGGCGTCGTAACGACGACCCTGGAGTAGAGCGCCATAGAACTGGCCAGCATTGGCAGAGTTTTCATTCTTGCGCCAATCGCCATATTCTTTGACTACGTTCTTTGCGTAGCCTGCAATGTGACCGCCTAGACTTTCAACTGGTTTCATTGCTGGCTGAGCTGCTGCAGATTTCCGAACTGTTGGGGTAGCAATACCCGGAGTTGGGATTCTGTTAGGCATTCTTAGAACCCGCCACCCTTAGCGCGACCGCCCTCTGGGTGTGTGTAGATACCTTCAACAACTTCAGAAGGACCCTTACCTGTCTGACCTACGAAAGGTTGTGCAACAGGAGCTCCTGCTGGTGCAACGCCTCCGAAAAAGTCAGCCTTATTTACTGACGAGACATCGGTAGCTGCGCTACGATGCTTTGGTGACATCATGTCTGACATTATTCTTTTCCTTTTCCATATGGTGGTGGTACGTCAAAGCCCTTGATGACTGAGGCATCCTGACCTGACGCAACTCTAACTGGTGCCTTGATGGTAACTGGTAGTTCGTTACCGTTGGCATCGGTGCATCCGCATTGTGTACACATGCTACTTGCCCTTCTTGATCTTTGCTGCTAGTGCCTTGTCCATCTTCATGTCTGCCTTAGGTGATGGCTTCTTTGCATCCATCTTTGCATCAGCCTTCTTAAAGGCTGTTTTCTGTGCAGGCTTCATGCCCTTCATAGCCTTGGCATCTTGCTTAGCATCGTTAAACTTTGCCATTATACTTTTCCTACTTCCTTAAGTACTTCAACAGTATTAGTATTAATATGTTCTGCCTTAGGCATTGAGCCACCGTCATAAGGTTTATTCAAAACCTCTGATGCAGTGAATGCCTTTTCTACAGCAGCACGTGAAGTACCTTCAGGCTGGATGCCTTGCTTTCTTGCCTGCTTGTAGAAATCTAGTTCCTTGTCCCATTTCTTTTGAGTAGTGCCACTCTCAACAATGGAGTGTTTTGCATCTCCTGCATTTAGTTGTAGTGTTCTTACCTTGCAACCAAAGCAATAATCTGGACCACCACACTTGGTGTGGTCTACAGGTACATACTCTGGCTCTGGCCAGATTGTAGGACTGGTAGCATCACATCGTGTGCATCCGTAAAGTACAACTCTTGACTTTACATCTCCGTCTTCTGGATAGTATTCCATCTTAAGTGTCTTACGTATGTGTCCGTCAATGTCACACTTACTCTGAGAAGATGTAGTCTCCGTATCCTGCTGCAATTAGTTCCGTCCTTTGCTGATCATTAATGTAGTTTTTATATCCGCCCCTGAATACATAACCAGGATCTGCTGCATTGGTCTGGTCTTCAGTTGGATATCTGATTTCAAACCATTGTCCATTCTGTCGATAGACCGTAATACCACGTTCCAACCTAAAGCGAATGAACAAACGCCCACCACCTGCTGGTCCTTCAGAGGTAGTTGGTGTAGTGAAGTAATACTTAGTCATGTTTCCTCCTAGTGGACTTACCGTAGGGCAGGTCCGAAGACCTGCCCTACTGTCAGTCAACTATTAGTAGTCGATTGAAGAAGAAGACTCTACGCGGTAGAGGGCTTCATCACGGTAGATGGACCAGCCGGCTACGCCGTACCAACCCAATGGGCGGTGACGCATGAGCTTGTCAACAACCGGACCGATAACAACGTGGAACTCTTCAGCCACTGCTTCTGCAAGTGCCTGTTGTCCAGCGAAGTACGTGTTGAATACACGGGTCTCAGGTGTGATTGTGATTGTTGCACCTGATGTAACACCAGCTGAAAGAACTGGGGTATCGATGGTTACGTTCAATCCTGAGATTGCTGTAACCTGTACGCCTGAAGTTGCAAGGCCGGTACCTGAGAGACGATCTCCAACCTGGAACGCTACAGCTGTAAGAGCAAGTGTTGTAGCACCTGATGCTGCTGCTGCAGTTGTTGTGGTTGTGATTGAGGTCTGATCAGCACCCTTCTTGTCAGAGAACATACGTGGTGACTCTACATAGAATGCACCTTCGTAGGTTCCGATTTCTCCAGCCCAGATCTCATCATTAGCCTGGTACTCATGTGGCTGACGCCATGAACCCACACCGGTCTCGGCACGAAGATCGTGCGCGACCTCTGGGTGAATACCTGCCCAATAAAGATTACCCTTACGTGGGATAGCCTTGTTGGTACGGAGCTTAGCAACTGCCTTACGAGCCATTGCTGAGTTGAACGTATCAGATGAGGTGACGGTTGTTGAAGATGTACGTCCACCAGCGCGGAGTACGTTAGCGCCTGTGGCGAGAACGTTCTGTGCAAGTGTATCGACGGAGTCTGCAAGGTTGTATGCAATGATGTTAGCAACGGCTGGATCTACATCAGCAAGGCTGAAGAGCTCGAGAGCACGTGTAACGAGTACTGCATTACCATACTCTTGGAGAGTAATGGTTGTGTATGTTGGTGTAGCAAGTGCTACTGCATCTGGATCGACAGACTCTGTAAGTGAAGCGGTCTGTTGAGTCAAGTCAACGTAACGCTGCAATACAACTGAGGAACCAGGAATGCTCTGACGGGCTGGGGTCTTGTCTGCGACTTGGCGAACCAATGGTTGCGCACGAAGTGCAAACTCAATAAGGCGATCATACGCCTTCTGTACTAGACCGGCACCGCCAACTGTACCACCTAGGGATGAAGACCCTGTGGTTGTATAGGCATTAGCCATGTTTTAGAACCTCCTAAAAGGTTATGAGTTTCGGTTGGTTAAAAGTTTCCGGAAGCAATCATGTTCAACAACTCTTCTTGCGTTGCGTTGTTGATACGGTTCATTGCATCCATTTCTGAAGTAGGCGATTGCGCCTGCTGTGTTACGATATCTTGCTGTCGCAATGCAGCAAGGTCTGCCTGTTGCTGAGGGTCAGCCTCTACCTGCTTGGTATATCCAAAAAGATCTCCGTTGTCATCGAGCCAGTGCGAGACTGATTCCTCATTGACATCTTCTAGATCCTTCATGATAAGACGAGCAGCTTTAGCATTGACGCCCTTAGCTTCAAGGACTTCCTTGACAACTCGTTCCCGCTGTACTTTGTTAAGCGCTTCGAACTTTTCAGCGAGTTCTTTATTTTCTTTCTCTTTAGCACGCATAGCCTTACGCAACTGCTTAACTAGATCGCTATCATTTGCTGGTGCTGCTGGTGCGTCATCGATGTCGAAATCGTCATCGTCGTCTGTCCATTGTGATGTTGCCATTGCAACCGTTCTCCCATTTCTGTTAGTTGTATCGCAAGCCTCAAGTCCATCTCGGGGAAGACGGGTTGGCTCTTGCTACCGGTATCTTGTACGCCGTGCGGGGCCGGTGGATCCGCATCGGGAATCTATTTAGAACTTACCTTGAAGTCCTCTATCAAGCGAAGTACCTGTGGCACCTGAACGTCCATTGAACTGCGCCTCTTCTAGCTGCTTTAACTGTTCACGCTTACGGGCAGCTGAGGCTGCACCTGAAAGGTTGAACTGTTCCGCTTCAGCAGCCACTTGGTTAAAGTTGCCTGGGCTCTGTACTCCGTAGATATCCTGGAGCTTATTAGTAACTGGAAGCTCCTGGGCAATCTGTGTGTATCCAGAACGTGCCTGGTCGTAACTAATGTTGTTGGCTGCAATCTCACCAGCACGGGCAAGGCTTGTTGTAAGTCCTTGCTGTGCAGCAGCAGCACCGATGTCAGCTGTCTGTACCTTACGCTGCAATGCAGGTAGTGCTTCTGTTGGAGACAAGAAATAAGAAACAATATCGCCAGTATTAATGTTAGGATAATACTGCTTAAGAGTTTGCATAACCATAGGGTCAGCCTGCTGAACTTGACTAACGGCCAAGTCAAGACGTGAGTTAAGTTCTGTTGGGGCAATGTCATTGCCAATCAATGTAGCAAACTGAGATCGATTAGCAAGATTACTAACACCATACTGTGTCATAAGATTGCTGTATTGATTCTCAAGGGCTACATACTCAGACTCACTAAGTGCGTTCTTGCCTGATGCTGTACGTCCAATGTTTCCTGCAAAGCGCTGCTTGTAGAAATCCTGCTGACGAAGCAAGACCATTGCTTCATTAGGTCCAACGTTATTGGCCAGTTGATTCTGAAAAAATGTATATGCCTCTGGAATACCCCATTGACTAAACTGTGCTTCCATCAATGCATATGCATCTTTTGAAGTAGCATCAAGGGTACTAGATGTTGGTGTAACCGTGGGGGTAAACTGAGTACCAGTTGCTGCTGTTGTAATCTTAGCAACATCGGTAATGGTTTGCTGTGCTGCAGTCTTATCAGCAGCAGATTCTGTTGCAATAGTTTTATCTACAGCTTTTTCCGCAGTGAGGTCTGACTTCATACCCATAAGGGTATTAAGATAATCTTGAGCTGGATTAGTAGAAGCTTTAGGTGCAGCAGGTGCAGCAGGTGCAGCAGGTTTAGGTGCCTTACCTGCATCAACCAATCGGTCAGATGTATTAGTTGGCTTGGCTGATGTAACTGTACTTTTGGTTTTCTTTTTAGTAGCCATTATGCACTGAATCCCATCATCTTGCCAATCTGATCAATGTACTGTGATGCAGTCTCCCGAGCATTTTGTGTGTAGCGCCAATTTGGTTGGCTTCTAACTAGCTGTGTAAACTGGTCATCATTCATCTGAGCGCCATTAGCTCCACCAGTTAGTGCCTTCTGGATAAGAGGATTGTTTACATCCACTGGGTTAGAGGTTTCAAGAATTGAATTAATCTTGTCATTGAATGGCTTAGCCAAGTCTTGCATTGTAAAGCCAGCGCTTAACGATGGAGCCAATGCCTTGTACTTTGGCAATGAGATAGCCAAGGAATCTACCTTAGCCAGTTCACCAGAAAGTGTGTTTCCCTGCTGAATAGAGTTAACTGCTGAAGCAAACACCTTGCCAGTGTCAAAGTAATCTGAGACACCCTGCTGAATAGCACGCTGTTGAATCTGCAAGAAGTTATCGCCAAGCTTTCCACCAAGCTGAGAGATTGCGTGTGGATCTTTACCTGCAGCCATAAGGCTTTGAGATACAGAACCCACAAGAACGGCAAGCTTATCTTCAGCAGTAGGAGCGCTAGTCTCAACACGACTACGCTCAATGCCTAGTCCGTCTGTTGTAACAACAGCACGGTAAGCGTGAGCTGGGTCATTCTCAAATGCAGTAAGCGCTTGGTAGTACGTATTAAACTCTGCAGTTGTAGCATGACGGCTAAGGTTTTCCATCATGAACTTGTCTAGGTCTACATATGCACTGTCTTTAGTTGTGTGCGTAACTGTGACTGTGTTACGATCGCCTGCGTAGTTAGGGCGACCATCAATGTAAGCAGCAACTGTTGGAGCAGTCTGACCATCAGAGTAAACAATGGTACGAGAAATATTTCCAATTGCAGCATCAATGGTTGCTGAAAGAGTTGGATCTTCTGTATTACCAGCAGCAAGAGAAGCCTTTGCTTTGTTGGCTGTACCACCTAGACCACCTGCTACTGAAGCAAATGCACTTTTAACTTTAGCAATGCTGCCGTATTTAGCAACAAGACTTTGAAGGAAAGCTTTGTGGTATCCAGCCTGATCTGTGGTAACTTGAATGTTACCAGTCTGTGCATCCACATAAGCAGCTGCCCAGATTGTAGACCGTGTTGTTGGGTCGTAATATCCAGTGGTCCAAGTAGAGCTAGAGGTAGCTGGCGGAATCTGGATAAGATCTTTATAAGTAATTGCTTGACCAGCTGCATTAGTAGCAGGAGCAAGAGCACTTACAGGAACTGTGCTGCTATTAATACCACCGCTAGTTGAGGTGCTAGTTGCACCAGGCAACCCACCAGCTGGGTTGACAGCTGCAGGCAGCGTTGGAGTTGATGTAGGTTTTGCTGTTGCGGTTGATTGTGCTACTGATGAGAAGTTAGGATTGTTGGGATCCATTGTAGGCGAAGGAGCAGGCGTTGGAGTTGCCATTACTGAGTTATCCCCGCTTTCAGTGTAGTCTTAGATAAATTGTTTAACAAAGGAACAATAATTGATTTCAATGCTTCAGCAATCTGTGGATCTGTTGGAGCATCACCAGGCTTAGCAGCACCACCAATGCGTGCGATCTCATTGATATAAGTTTGTTTTGTCACATTTTTATCATGAGCAGCATTAATAACGCCCAAGCCGTTCTTATCGGTGGTCATGTCATTAATAGCAAGCTGTGCAAGGTTGTACACTGTTTGCATCTTCTTACGCATAGCGTCAGGAATATCAAAGTCTTTGCGCTGGAGCAAAGCTCCAAGGCCAGCAAAGTTATTCTGATATGTTGCCAGCGTATTCTTAGCATCATTAATCTGTAGTGCAGCTACAGGGTTGGCATCAAGTATTGCCTGCTGCTCTGCTTGTGCATCTTTGACTGCATTGTTTCTGCTAGGATCATTTGTTGCAAGCAACGCTTCTTCACGTGTCTTTGCATTCCAATATGCCTGAACATCTTGCGCGGTAAGCACCTGCTGTAAATAATCTTTAAGCGGCTTCTGCTTAATCATTCCAGTAGACTGCATCCATGCATAAGCATTGGCATCATACTTGCCCATGTCTGGGGCAAAGATCATTGCTGCATTAGCAATGCCAGAGTCTGAATTGTTGACCCACTTGTTGTGGGTAATAATCCAGTTCTCAGTATTCTGAGTATAAGACTGTAGCAACTTAGCTGCCTTGTCGGACTTACCTACTGCGAAGATTGACATGCCAGGATTGTTGGCAGTAAAGATAGCAAGTGCTGTTTCGTATGGATCAGTCAAGCCTTCGTCATTACGCATGACGCCTTGAAGGATGTCATTGAATCCAGCACTAAGGTTAGTGATACCTGCGTTTGTAAATCCGTATGGAACATCTTTTTCTCCAAGGGTTGGAGCAATAGGCGACAACATTCCAAGCAATGCACGCAATCCAAGGATGTTGTTAACCGTTACATGTAGGTTGTCAATGTAATCCTGTGCCTTAGACTTGTATGTAGCTGGGTCCATACCTTGAATAGACTGTGGCGTAAGTTCACCAAATCCGTTCTTAGCATTGTAGGCAATAGCCATCATAGCAGCTGATGCATACTGATGATCTTGCTCTGACTTAGGAAGCATCTCAAGCAAACGCTGTGCAAAGACAGGTTCTGTCTTGCTGAGTGTAAGGTTGGCACTCTTGGAGCCAAGCATTACGCTGTCAATACTTGTAGAAGCTTCTTTGCTCCAGGCCCATGGCAGCTTGTTAAGAAGCGCTTTGAGTCCCAAGATTGGGATAGACATCAACGGTCCAGAGAATGCAGGCACACCTGCATCAGGACTAAGTGATGGGCTTGACTGCAAAAGGTTCATGTTGAAGTTAGCAAACATTGGTGTAACCACTGTTGCATCTGGACGATTCAAGAAGAAGTCCATGGTATTGTTGATAGCATGGAACAATGAAGCATCACCAGGAACCGTAATGTAAGGGTTGCCATTCTGGTCTTTGTGAATAAAGCCAGCGTTATCTATGCCTAGATGAAGCAACCGCGTACGGTACAATGACCGGGCCTTGTAGTCCCAAAGGCGTACAATACGGCGCATGTACTGCTCTTGAGCACGGTAGAAACGTCCAGTAGTACGCATTGTAAATGCAAGATTAGACTGCTTTGCTGCAGTGTCAACAAACTTAAGTACTTGGTTGGCAGCATTCTTTTCAGCAAGCTCAATAAAGTGACGCTCGGCAATATCTAATGCTGTGGTCTTGGAGTAACCTTCCTTAACAAGAGCATCAAACATCTCGCGCTCCATAGGAAGATACTTCTCATTAAGAGACATAGTAGCTACATGCAATGCTGGCTGGTTAAAGAGCCAGTTAATCTGAGCATCCATCATCTCAAGGCCGTGGTTCATTGGGCCCTTTTCGGCCCACTGCTTAATAGCAGCCATAACCTTACCAAGAACATTCCCGCCCTTAGTCCAATCAACTTTGTTGATTTCTTCTAAGTCAGATTTAAAGACTGTATCCATGTGGTTGTCACGGGTAAGTTCACGGAAAGCATTGTGGTCAACTGAGTCAAGAGCCTTGATGATTGCTGTGTTCTGAGTAACACCGTTCTGTTCCATCTCAGATGCAGCAGTCTTTCTAATGTATCTGACTAGTGTATTGTTAAACTTCTCAGGATCTGAGCTACCATGGAAAGTTACATATGCATCTGACAATGCATGTTGTATACGATTAACTACGCTTTGCACCTCTGACATGCCTTTATTGGCTACGTCACGGTAGGTCTCCATGGAGAAGTTCTTGTACTTGTTAAACTGTGCTTTGCTTTCAACCTCAAGCGTATCAGGATTGACACCAAAGTGTGTCAAGATTTCCTTAAGTGCATTGCTAAAGTCTTCTGCTGTACGCAATGCATTGTGCTTCATAAAGGTTAAACCAAAGTGGAAGTCATCTCCACGTACACGGTTCCAGCTCTTAAAGATAGGAGCCCAGTTGCGGAAGTGTCTATCGGCAAGGGCATCCTCACCCAAGTCTTTAGCAATCTGTGCTGGGTCTACATTCTTAAACTTACCTGTGGCTTTGTAGCCAACTGCTTTAAGCATGCGCTGAATCTGATTGCCAGTAAGCAGCGGATCATCAATTGATCCACCAAGTACACCTGAATGTGCAGCACTTTTAGCAGAGATAGAGTTAACTTCTGCTGCTTTAATACGGCTAGGATGCTTAAGAATCTTGTACATGATCTGCTCACGTACTGGATCTCCACCTGCATAGCGGTCAATTCGTTGTGCTAAAGCATGGATAACATCAGCATGTTCTGCTAGTTGCCAGACTTCTTTTCCGTTAACAAGCGCCTTATCAAGGTGTCCTTGTACAGTCTTAAGACCAGCCTGGTCATATATGCTTTTCTCTGGAATCCACTTAGCAGGGTTAATACCAAAGACGGTACGCAAACCACGTGTCATGAAAGGAACCTTTGTATTGTCGCCAGAGGCAGCAATAAGAAGCTTGTTTACTGCACGACCCTTAGACCAGGTAGTAATGTTCTTTACTGGTGCAGTTAACCAATGGAAGATACCTTGCTCGATGGTACCACGTGTACCCATACGAGGAAAGATAGAACCAAATGCCCAGCCATCTACAATCTTACGAGTCCATGCATGGCGAATAAGACCGCCTAAAGCGTGCGCAATTGAGTGCGCAGCAGAGCCTTCTTTGTTAAAGTTAAATCCAAATGGAGCAAGTTCTGGTCCGTTAAAGTCTAGTCCACCGATATGTGGTTTACCCTGGAAGCCATGAATTGGTCCATTGATAGAGGAGTAAACTCCTTCATTGCCTTTAGCTGAGTCAACCATAATTGGTTCGACTTGCTTCCACGCCTTAAGATGTTCTGGGTTAATAGCAGCATCTCTTGTAGTTGCAAAGAGACCTGTATCACCAAACTTTTGGCTAAGAACCGCTAAGCGCTTCTCTTCTGGAACACCCATAAGGTTAAGGATCTGGCTGTATAGTCCACGTACTGCGGTAACGCGATCTACAGGATTAGCATAAACAAATGCTGATGTTGTAATATCAGCTGCATACTTTGGATAACCAGCAAGGCGTAGGTAACGGTTGAATACGTTAGCAGTTTGCTTGACGTTATCATCCATTACGTTGATAACTTCATGTCCTGGATGCATTTGAACCATGCGTGTAAGACGACGACCAAGTGTTATCTGCTTCTGGAATGAATTAAGTTCTGGGTTGTAAACACTTGTAGGCAATTGAGTTGCCTCATCAAGGGTAGAACCAATATCAAGTAGGCCTTGAAGGCCCTTCTTTTCAGCAACCTTTTCCATCTCAGGAGTGATCTTGCCATTAAGTGCATCGCTAATAAAGCGATTAGCACCTGATGTAAACTGACGCTCACGACGTGCTACAGGAATACCCATGCGTAGACCAGTTGGTCCATCGACTACACCCATGTGCAGTTCTTGCGCACCCTGCATTGTCTTAGCAAATTGCTTGATGCCCTCAGAGTTGAACTCATTGCTTGCCTTAAAGGACTTAGTAACAAGCTCTAGAAAGTCAGGGTTGTTAATCTCTGGTGCATTCTTACGGATGTTTTCCATAGCAGCAGCACGGGCAATAGGGTCTTTGGCAGCATCTGCTTCAGCTAAACGCTGAACTGCAGGGCCGTATAAATTATCCCAGTCATTGGAAATCTTGGTACCTTTAGCAAAGATCTGTTCTGCTGTTGCATCCCGCAATGCAGGATCAAGAAGCTTATCTGCAAGCCTTGCGCCTTTAACGGTAGCCTCAACGGCATCAGAACCACCACCTGTAAGATAGGTTAGTGGGTCATGCATGATCTCATAGAATGCATCTACTGCACCTGTGCTGTACTTCCACTTGCCAGTAGTATAAAAATGGCTATCAGTATTTGGTACGTTCATCATGACACGCATAGCATCTCTACCAGGAGATACTTGTGCTCCACGGAACTCATCCATCATAGAGTTAAACTCTTTAGTATTGCCTAGCATACTGACTAGGCCCTTCATAAGATCACCGTCTACTTTGCCGTAGTTGTCGATAATCTTGCCAGGTGTATCGCCTTTAAGTACGCCTTCTGCAATAAAGGCGTTAGCCTTGCCATAGGTCTTAGTAAGGTTAGCTAGTGTACCTGTATCAAAAACGCCTGTACCATTCCATGCATTCTTGTATGCTTGTGAATCCCAGATAGATCCACCTTGTGTAAGCTCACGGCCAAACAAATACGGAGCATTGATGATCTTACCTTCAACGCCAGCAGCTTTATACAGCGCAATAAGCGGACTAGCAGCAGCTTCTAGTGCTGTCTTGCCAACGCTTTTAAGCGTTTGCGTAATCCAGTTATCTGTATTAGTCCATGCAGGAGAACCGTACATAGCCTTAATCATGCTTTGTGCATCAGAACTAAGTGTTTTATAGTGCTGTTTAGCATCTTGTATAGGCATACCGTTTAGGTTCTTATACATCTGCACAGTACCCATGATTTGGTTATACATGTTTGCTTGTGCTGGATTAAGACCAGCAGTAATAGCAGCAGCCGTCATAGACGGTGCAGCTGTAAGTCCATGTCCCATGTAGTTAAGCACACTTGCTGGGGGTGTAATGCCAGTTGGTGCAGCTCCTGGTGGTACGACACTTCCAACAGGATTCATGTTAAGAACTGGTAGCCCACCGCTAGGCATAGGGTTAGGAGTTGGCTGAGGTGTAGGGGTTACATTAGGCTGCTGGCTCTGATTTGCCATTAGTAACCTCGGCTAATCAGCGCTCTGTACAAAAGTTCTGCGTCTCCGGTCGGATCATTCTGAGCAAGGGTACGAATAGTGTGCGAAGGGGAAATAGCCACGTTAGGGGACTGCAAAGCCTCAGATCCTGGGCCTGGACCCTGATCAATGCCAGAGGTAATTGGCTCGTTAGGACGCTGTGTAGGAACAGATAGCGGTACAACAGGGACAGGGGCTGGGCCACCAGCCAAAGGTGCTGCCTGTTGGTTAGCCATGTTCTCTCCACCCTTACCATAGCCTAAACCAGGCATGTACTTAGGTGCTTGAGTCTGCATTCCTTCTACTGCTCCACCATCTGTGCGCTGTGAAAGCGCACCTGGTCCTGAAACAGGTGCAGGATTAGATGGCTGGCGGTATCCACCGTGTTGTTCTGCCATTGGTCCTCCTATTTAGCAAACTGTTCTTTGACCAGGAATGGTCCTGCTGTATATACACTACGTTTTGCTGCTATCTCTAGCGCTTTAAGCAGTTCTGCACCTGCATCTAAAGCACCCATAGCAAACTCTGCACCAGAACCTACACCGTAGATTCCATCTGCTGACATTGTTACTGAACAATCGTCTTCAACATCAAAGATTTGTCCATTAACTGCAATGAGAAACTTAAATCCAGATTCATCACGCTTCTCTTCAAAGTTATAACCGTTGTCTTTAAGGCATTTTCTTAATGACGGCATTACTTTTGTAATCATAAAGTGGTAAATATCTTTTTTATCACGTGCAGTTAGCGCTGGTGGGTTCCAAATATGCTGCGCAATGTCGCAAGGTTGCACCTCACCACTGCCTGCAATAAGAAAAGCACCACGTTCACTGATCTTTGTCATGCGTGGATCAAGATATTTACGCCCATCACCTGCTGTAACTAGGTTATCTGCAGCAATTACGCAATGATCTTTATATTGAACACCGATAATTGTTGTCATTGTCCCTATCCAACTACGCGACGGTTGATTGTCCTTACACTTGCATTACCTTTACCAGCAACATTCATGCTAGATAGCAAACTTTCTAGCTCTGGGCGTGGTGTTACAATACCAACGCCTTGTTCTGGCCGCATTTGCTGCTGTCCTGGCTGTTCACTAGGGCCTCCTCCTGGCGCACCGGGAGCCGACGGGACGGTTTGCTGCTCAACCGGTTGTCCTGCACCAGCAGGAGGATTCTGAGGTGCAAACACTTCTTCAATAACTGACTCAAGGGCCTTGCCCTTTTGACGCAGTTTAATGATCTGAGCTATCTTCTGCACAATTGCAGTAGGGTCTTGACCCTGTGATGCCATTTGTGGGATAGCCTGAGTGTATGCTTGTACTGCGCCCATCAGTGATGTACGCAAATCTTCCGTCTCAATCTTCTCTTGCTCTAATGTTACGTTAACATCAAATGGAAGCTCGCGCATGGCGAGATCCTTTGAGATTAACTTGCCACCCAAAGCTTGTAGCATGAAGATAAGTCCCTGTGCTGGGTTAAGTCCAGCCAACATTCCATAACGTACATCTGCTGAGTAGTCTCCCTTGATGTCCTTGCTAGGCAAGTACTCAAGAGCATACGGTGAACCAGCATCAATACCGCGAATGGTCTTTCTTACGTTGAACAACTTCTCATCAACTTCAAAGCATAGCGAGATAACGTTACGCAGTGCAGTTGTAAAAATAGTCTGCGCAGATTTGATCTGCGAATCAAAGGAGCCCATAAGGGCTTCTACTCCAGCACCAGTTACAATAGATGCCTTCATGTTTCCAGAACGTGCTTCAGGATAACGAGCTCCGGTACGGAGTTCATCGTTAAGAAGCTGCTGTTCTGTAAATGCTCCCTGTGGGAGTGTAAGTTCTACACGTCGTACACCCTGTGGGTTAGCTGTACGAATAACAGCATCTCCGCCAAGTTGCAACTCTTGAACGTCGTTAGGAAGAACGATCGGTGCTTGAACGGATTTCTCTGCTGCTTCCATAGCAAGGAGAGCAAATCGGTTACGAAGTAACTGAATACCGAGCACATCGTCGAACTGTCCACGAAGTTCTCCATCAACACTTGGACGACGGGCAACAATAACCATCATCTTACCAAGTGGATTAGGTGCCTGAGATAGCACAAGATTGCTACGTGTAGGCAAGTAAAGAACGCTCTGGTCCTTATCGAAGTAACGGATCATCTCAAGCATGCCATTCATGTCTTGCTTGTATCCGTTAGGGCCAAGAATCTGGCGCTCATAATCTGGGAACTGGGCAACCAGTTCACCTAGCGTCATTGAGTAACGCTTAACAAAGGCTGTGCATTTCCCGTAGCGATCAAACTCTGGGTAACACCCAATAGGGTTTTCTACGCGGATGCGTGGCAGCTTTGCTTCATCATCCAATTCAATAATGAATGGGAGGAAGCCATAGGTGATGTACATATCTGCAGCAGAGTACATCAGTACTTCCATCTCAGAATGACGGAAGTAGTTAGAGGCAATACGTGTGCGGGTGTCAGCAAACTGACGAGCACGATCTGATGCCTGATTAACAGCTGAACAATTAATGGCAGGTAGCGGTGCTAGCATTTCTGCTAGATCACGTGCAACAATGTCAATAAAGTTTGCTACAACGTTTTGGTCAATACCATCTGGGAAAAAGTTAGGGTATACCTGTGAGATCTTTCCCTGACGCACCATCTGGACATCACCATTACGCATGTCACGTGATGTTGCGCGGTAGCGCAATGTCTGCACACGTGCAGTGATTTGGTTAATTGTCAGCATTGGAATCCTTTAATTGAAAGTTAAATTACTTGGTCTTTTTAAGTGAAGGGAACTTAGTTCCCGAAGAAGACCGTGGAGCTTGCGGTGTACGAAGAGTAATACCGCCCAAGCCAATGTTTGCGCCAACATCAGAGTTGCCGCCCATATGTGCTCCACCAAGAATGCCACCAGAAGAAGAATGATTTTGAATTGAGCTTCTGTTGGTTGTTGGTAGTTCTGGAGTAATGCCAACTACTGGCTGGTTGTGATCAATTCCTTTACCTTCATGATTTGGCTGAGAAGGGTGATCGGCACGATAACCAGGTCCATATGTGGATGGAATATACTTGCGTGGTTCTGGTTTTGGTGTATTGTCTGCCATGATTTTCCTATCCGTATGTTTCGGACCATTGAGATGCAAAGGCATCGTCTAGGTTGATTTGAGTTCGTCTTTCCATTTGGGACCGTGTAGCCCACCTGTTGTTTAGGTAAGGAGTTACATGGGTATTTTTTTGAATCATCTCTCGCGCTCTAATGATTGTAAACCAGAGTGCCATTACGCAGTCAGTTGCGCCTTTGGTATCTGGTCTCCACGTCAGTAGTTGTTGGACAAGAGCTTTAATTCCTTCGCTGCCTTCTGAGGAAGGCAACTCAATAATGTTGTTCTTCTGGTGCTTGTCGTTGACAGTAGTACCGAAGAGGCTCGACATAGACGAGACTCCAAGATTGGTATCCCACTTGTTCTTGCCTGTAAAGTGTGAGGTAAGCTTTACGCCATAACCGGCAAGCCAGTTACGGAAGTCAACGTCAAGCTCGTACGCCTTCTGGAAAGCATTGATCTCCATACGGATCTCTTGTGGCTTGTACTTGTTGGTCAATTCCTTGACCTGGTTAATAATCTTTTGGTAGTTCGGTTCGGTCATGTTAATGCAATCAAGCACATAGATCTTGCCATCAGCACGGTTGTATGCCGTCACTACGAATGCTGCTTTACCTGCTGTAGCTGGGTCTACGCCAATCATGACGTAAGGCTCTACATGGTTAGGGTGTCCTACTGCTCCAGGTCGTAAGGGACCCACACGCCGTGCTCCGTTGGTACTTCCTGTAACGAGTGGAGGGGGGAAGGTTGAATCTTCTTCAATGTCTTCCTGTTGGTAGACAAGAGCCCACGTGCTAGGAGTAACCTCACTGCGACGCTTGAATAGGGTTGCCCCATCCCACTTCGGGTAGTACCCTTCTTCATCCGCCGGAATCTCATCGTCCCCGTCCCACGGGACGTCCGACTTTGGCCAGAGCGTGACCCATTCTTTCGGGTCAGCATTAAACTCCAAAACCGCAGGCATACCCATATAAGTAAAAGGGCTACGACCGCTGGACCAATGTTTTGGATTACGAAGTTCTTTGTAGAGGTCATTGGCTGCAATCCGTGTCCCTACTACTAGAAGTTTACCGTTCTTACCCAGACGGGTGATGACTTCTTTCTGAAGCCAGTTCATCTGCTTTTCCCACTCATGAGCGTTAGCGGTGGTAATGCAGTCATCAAGGATAATCAGATCGGCGCGTGCGCCGTAGATCTGTCCACCCATGCCAAGAGCTTGAATCGTTGGATCCTTCTCCGAAGAATTACGCGCATCGCTTCCGAGGTATACCGTGTCAGTGCGCCAAGTGTCGGCGTCCTCTTTCCATCCTCCCTCAGGACCAAATGCGTTCTGCATCTTTAGGTACATAGGGTGGGAGAGGCGCTGCTTGATTGCGTACACGAACTCGCGTGCTTTAACCAGGGTCTTAGAAACTACGATGATTCTAACGTTTGGGTCGAGAGCGATGCGGTAAGTTGAGTAATTGACCGTGATAACGGTCGACTTAGCATGCTCAGGTGGCACGTTGACCAGCAAGCGGTTTTTCTCCGCTGGCTCATAGATCATGCTAGGATGCAGGTAGTTAGGCTCTCGTCCCTCTAGCAGGTCTACCCAGTCTTGATGGTGGGGAAATACAGTTTGATTCAAAAATGCTTTTGAGAACTCAGCGAAGGTGAGCTCGTTCTTTGGCTTGCCCAGGCTCTCCAGGGAGGTAGCTTCGCCCCTCTCCTTTGCTCCTTCAAGCGCTTCCGCAAAGTCGGGGTCCCGGAGGATCCACTGCCTGATAGTATCAGGTTTACGGCCTACGGCTACCATAGCCTGGTGCGTTGTCGCACCCTTGGCTACCATATCCACAACTTTGTCTTTGTCTTCTTTTAGAGCCTTAACCTTAAAGTGGTCAGCTCCTGAGCCAAATCCTTGGCCACGTCCCTTGGTTGCCAATGTGACTCCTAGTCATCGCGCAAAATTTAGAACTCAACAGCTACTCGATGCACGTGTGCGCATCTCAGGAATCGAACCCTGTCTTCCGTATTGCAGGTTCATCGGTACGTACTCCGACCCGAACCCTACGGCGTGCTAGCCATTACACCATGACGCATCTCTTTTGCCCGCTATCCACAAGAGGGATCTGCTGTCTGCGAGAGGCTTAATCCTGGGAGGCGTTGTTGAGTAATTATAGACCCCCTACGGGGGTAGTTGTCCCTGTGTATACTGTACTGTCTGTAACAGTATGAGCAGGCTATATAAA